CGTCGTTCCAGAGGTCTGGAAAAGGCAAGTTAACAGGTGATAGATCAGACTTTTTGTCGTAAAGCTCCTCTATAAACAGCTGTTGCTGCTGCGTCACATGGTAGCGGTCAGCTACCAACTGCCTTGTCCTCTGCCCAACCTCGCATGGCTGAGGCTTGCAGGTCAAGTCACGGAACATCTTCTCCCGCTCCCAACTAGATGCATCCATTTTTGCTATCATGCGATTGACGTCTCTTTTCGAGATGTGTCTCGTCATGCGTAGACCATATAATGCAACTGATTGGATGATTGGTGCACCGGGATATTGTGCTAACAATGAAAGTGACTTGCATCTAAGGAGCGTATGCAACGTACGCTCCGAAGCCGGGAGGTAGCGTCTACTTGTCCACGGAGTCGACAATAGGACCTTCCGGGGGTCGGTGACGACCCTTTGGTCTATCTCGTCAAAGACTAGACCACAAAAGCTGCACTCGTTGATTACCGAATGCTGTTGCAGCTTGATATGAAATCCAACGTCTGCGAAGTCCTGGGCTGAAGGCGGCGTCCCCTCCATCGTGAAAAGGCCATCGTCTCCTTCGACGACACCTTCGACATTAGTGCATTGTTTATAATGCGCTACGAAGAGCATTGTCATCAAATTTGAATAGCCATTCCCCAATGATGTAGACATCTCGCCGGACATCCTCGCTTCGACATTGAATTTCATATTCTTCGAAACTATAAGATTATTTTTGCCAAGTACGCCAAAGTTCATCCTCATGAACTCTTCATGGCCCGGAATAAGTCGGGTCATGTGTTCATAGAGATTGAATTCCATTATCCTCATGGCGATCTTATCGAACTGTGATTCATAGGCAGTGTAATCAGTCTCATAAAACGGGCCGGCTGTGCCCAACATTTCAGTAATGTAATGTCCGCGCTCATTTGTCGGGACATACTTTATGAAAGCCGGATGCTTATACACTTCCTTCTCGATACACTTAACCCAGGGGCCGTACATGCACTTGAATTCGTCGGACCTACTCATGATCCATCTCAAATGCTTGTACACGTCGTAGGCTTCGTCTTTCGGGAAGCCCTTGACTATCCTAACTGTGATATCGTCGAAGGTTTCTATGTTGTTCTCATACACCTTTTTCATTCTAGTCTTGTCTCTCTCGGTGTATGGGCACTGTTCGATCCAAGTTTCGAAGCTAGTATCCGTGTGCGGTGATAGAGGTTCTAGGTTTTTCTTCAACCATTTACGGTTGAAGCGGTCAAATTTTACAAGCATATTTCTTTGCCTGCGCGGAATCTGCTTCATGATCCGCTTTATTGCACCAGCGGCCTTTGTCGCTGGATCATCCCTGTCGACACGTGGCCTTGCCGCTCCGACTACATGGGGGCCCAAGCTCACTGCGGTGACCTTGCGTAAAGTCTGGTCATTATCCAGAGTGATGCTGGAGTCCTCTTTGCCTCGGTCAGGCATGTCCAGGTCGACTTCTCCGACTCTATAACCGTAGCTGACAGGACGTCGGACCTTCCTGCAGCTCTTTAAAAACCCAGTTCTGGTTCAAGCGACACCCCTTTTTCTTTGGAGTGCTTAAGTATCGCCTTCGCCAGATGTAATGTTCGATGGCACTGTATGCCACGTTCGAACAAGGCGGTCTTGTTCACATTAACTGTGCTTAACCTCCTCATCGCTCCCTCGGCGGCGGAAGCGCACGCCTCGAGGTCGCCCGTCCCCAATATCACGCCCTGACCGCAGGCTTGAGCGACAGTCTCGGCACAGACCTTGATTGTAGTCTTGCGTTTCGGGAAGGTGTGGTGCTCAATTTGGACCCACATGTTGACCGACTCATGGTCAATCTCCTTCTTGCGATTGCAGTCAGGCCTCATGTCATTTCTCCTCAGTTCCTCCCAACTCAAAAATTTGTATGTCGCGAGGGGCCTGGGGTTCAGCGACATGAGCTTGTCCACTCTCTTGCCCAACCAGATCAGTGATACCACAACAATGGAATGGGCTGAGAATATGGACATCGCGATCACCGCCAGCAATGCGGCAGCAGAATCGAAGTATATCTGCGCCACAATTGCCGTCGTTATGAAGGCTAGGTACACGGTTGCTGAAAGCAGGAACAAGGTCTTCTTGTAACTGCGTTCAAATGCGCGCTTCCCTAGGGCTACAGTTCCTAGAGAAAGGCTGCATACGGCAAGGAAAGGAAGCGCCCCCAAGTC